TTTTACATTCCGTTAAAAATATCTTGTTCACGCATTGTAATTTATTTTTATATGATTTAAAATAGTTTTTTAACTAAAAGGAGAAGATAAATGTCAGAAGATATATTAAGTCGTATCGTAAGTCCAAGTCAGTTGGTAGATCAACAAGGCGCTAAGCTTTTAATCTACGGGGCTTCAGGTGCGGGTAAAACAACTACTTGTGCGACAGCACCTGGTAAAACTTTAATCATCAGTATGGAAGCTGGTCTGTTATCTATTAAAGATGCAGACAATGTAACCGCTATTGAAGTTAAAGAAGCGGCAGAAATTGAGCAGATTGCTCAAATGCTAGAGAATGGTCAGCTTGACTATGACACTGTTTGTTTAGACAGTGTTACAGAAATGTCTGAGCTTTTATTAGCGCAGGAGAAAGCAAGGTCTAAAGATCCTAGACAAGCCTATGGTGAGGTCATTACTGTAATGACAAGAACCATGCGTAGATTTAGAGACCTTAAAATGCACGTTATCTTTGTTGCAAAAGAAGATAAGTTGCGTGATGAATCAACGGGTATGTTTCACTATCAACCAATGATGGTTGGTGCAAAACTGCCTACCCAAATTCCTTACTTCTTTGATGAAGTGTTATGTCTTAGGACTTTCACTGAAGAGAATGAAGAAGGGAAGAAAGTAACCAATCGTTGGTTGCAAACAGTTCTTGGTGATAATTATGTTGCTAAGGACAGGAGTGGCAAATTGGATTCTTTTGAAGAACCTAATCTGTCATATATTATTAATAAGCTTGGATTTACAAAAGGAGAAGAATCATGAGCGATTTTACAAATGTCACTTTAGACTTTAGCGCTGAGGAAGAGAGATCTTCAACAATACCTGAAGGCGAATACTTGACGGAAATAAGTGTGTGCGAGAAAACTCTTTCTCAAGCAGGTAACGAATACCTAAAACTGGAAGTAAAGGTTGTAGGGGATAAATATCAAGGGTGGATTGCTAGAGACAATCTAAATCTTTGGTACACAAACGCTGACGCTGAAAAGCAAAACATGGTAAGGGAGATTGCTTCTAAGAAGTTTACTTCATTACTTAAAGCTTTAGGCAGAAGTAACGCGCCAACAAATGCTACGGAACTGCAAGGATGCAGAGTTACGAGTAAATTTGGTATAGAAAAGAGTAACAATCCAGACTATCCAAACGATAAAAATAACATCGTTGCATTTAAACCATTGGGCAATGCTGCACCACAACAACCAGGCGAGGCTCCTGCTTGGGTGAACGAAGATAAACCTTCGGCCACTCCAGCTAAACCAAGCTTGTAGGGATAAAGGCTTGCTAGGGCGCCTGCTTAAAGGTTAGTTATCTGTTCCCCTCAGATTAAACGCTAACCACCTAGTCTTCTTAATGAATTTCTAAACTTATATGATGATTTGGGTTGCACTCAGAGACGTCCAGTATTGTTGCTGGAATTAGACTTGAGTTTTCTTCCATTGAATGGAGTTGAACGTAAAGCTCTGCGGTATCTTTATTTGGAGCACGCAAGATCATAGCAGTAATCTGATCTTCGACCTTGTAGCAACAAATAAATTTAGGATAATGTGACGGCATTCATTAATACTATCACAATAATTATTTTTTGATTTAGCTTATATTTTCTTTATTTTGCTCTAAATTATTGACATATAAAGCAATCATTGCGTAATGAATAATCTTGAGTAAGTCAGCTTTTTGCTTGCCGTTTTTTTTGCCATACCTCATTGCATACTTCATTATATTGCCAATACAAAAGCCTTCACCATACCCAGAGTCAATGATCATGTCTGTTGCTTGGTACTTGCCATTGGCATAGTGTTGGCCATAAGTATCGTCAATATAATCTTGCAGTTCAGCAAACGTTATATCCTCGCTAAACTTATAATCAATCACAGCTCTAGGTCTACAATATTTGGCGAGTTGTAAATAGAAAGATGCCCGCCTTCTGAGTAATTCTTGTAAGACTCTAAGAAGCCTTCCATCTTTGCCCAACCTAAATCCATCTGCTCGTCTGTTATACGAAATACTTTGGATGCATAAGGGTAGCTTTTCTCTTGAGCTACAAAGATAAACTCTCTCATCTTAAATCCTGCCGCTTCCATCCCTCTTCGATACCAAGCTGCTTGCATGTCATAGCCATACTTTCTAACAGAGTGAACAAATTCTTTTGGGTCGCATGATTGAGTAGTCTTGTAGTCAACCACACATATCTCATCGTCAGCATAAGGGCTTTGAACAGGAGGACAGATAACGTCTGGTCTACACTTACAAAGAACCTCTCCTTCATACCAGTAGAAACTAGCCTCATCAACCTTGCCATCTGCATTTAAATAGATGTTGCCTTCTTCAATCATATGTTGCTTCATACCTTTGATGTCTTTCATCTCATTCTCTTTAATAACCGTTAGACCCCTTTCCTCGTATTCTCTTTTTAGATCTTTGTTAGCGTTGGTATAAGGCGAGCCCATTATGACAGCTACTGTCTGGTTAAATACTTCCTCACCCTCTACTAATAAAGCATGAGCGGCTGTACCAAAGTTCATCGCAGGGGTGGTTTCCTGGACTTTTTCAATTGCGTGCAGTTGAGATTTGCCAAAAGCTCTAATCTTACTGCTACTAATACCAACGCCAGCGTGGTAAATCGAGTTTGGTATATCTGCAAATACAAGGGAGTTACCCTTTACTTCAGATTTAAATTCTTCAAGTTCCTTTATTATCATCTTCATACTCCAAAAGCATCGTTTGCACGACGTTATTATTTAACATTGGCTTAGGCCAATATCTTAGTTTCTTGTAAATATTTTGTAGGTTTTCTCCAAAATCTAATTTCTCATTGTACTCTGGACTACCAATTGAATTCCAGTAATTTTTAACCTCAATCAACTCATTCCTTGATCCTTGAAAAGTTATCTCTAACTCTCCTAGGTTAAAAGGAATAAATTTAAAGTCACCCGTCTTTTTTTTAAGCGGGTAGCAAAGTTTTGGTTTACCGATCTCCATACATTCTATTTACAATATTTGGAAACTTACCTGAAAAGTCCACTTTAATTTTGTCTGGAGTTTTCATCTCCAATTGACGAAACAAAGCTTCATCCACCGTTGCGGGTGGAGATTTTCTTAGGCTGTCTCCCGTTACCATTTCATTCCAAATCTTTACGGCTTTCTGCCGCGCATATCCAGAATGCTCAAAACATAAAAATTCATTAATCATCTTATTGCCTGTCTTATAAGTAATTTTTAAAACAGGAGTGGTCTTACCTGCGGCTTGATGATGAGAAGCCCACATATCTATCACATTAATATCGTAGCGTTCTTTCTTGACTGTATTAGCGATGATGTCTAGCTGAGACGATACCAAGTCAAGCTGCAGTTTGCGTGCAGGATATTGATACCCACAGTCTGGACAAGTCATAGATGCTTTAGGCACATACGATTGGCAAGAGGGACAGCTCTTAACAAGCGATTGTCCTGCTTTCCTGCGCTGTCCTTTTTGACTTGGCTTGATTTGGTTAATTGGACCATGACGTTCAATATTCTTAGCGAAGTCTAAAACCAAGCAGTTCTTCTTGCCTTCAGCAATTCGCATACCTCTACCCATCATCTGCACATATAAACCAGGAGATTGAGTTGGTCTAAGCATCACAATCAAATCTGTATTCGGCGCATCAAACCCCGTTGTTAAAACGTCGCAATTAACCAAGGCTTGTATTTCCCCACTCTTGTAATCTTGTATAAGCTGATCTCTTTCTGCTTGGTTGGTTTCACCTGTAACAATTCTTGCTTTGACGTTATTAAGGATCAACATATTACAAACCATTTCTGCATGGTTTACACCTGCACAAAAGATTAGCCATTGCTTTCTGCTCTGGCCTTTAATTAAAACTTCTTGAATAACCTTCTCTGTCCTGCCTTGGTCGTTCATTTTCTTTTGCAGATCAGACTGAATAAACTCTCCACCTCGTATACCGACGCTTTCAATATCGTATTCTGTATCCATACATTTGGTTACGAGAGGTGATAAATAACCATCATCTATTAAGCGGACAAAGTTTTCGCCGCTTCCAAAGTCGATAGCGATATCATCAAAGATAGGTTCTTTGCCTTCTATCAACATTCCAGAGTTCAATCGATACGGGGTGGCGGTAAAGCCGACCACTTTTAAATCTGGCTTTTGTTCTTTCAAAGCAAGAATGAGAGAACGATACATTCCCTCGCCCTCTTTTGGAACAAGATGAGCCTCATCTATTACAAGCAAATCAAAAAGGGGCAGAAGATCCACTTTGCTCCAAACCGATTGAAGCTGAGCATAGATGATATCGTTATCCGTATCTCTGCTTTTTAAACTTGCGCCATACAAACCAATATCTCCGTATGGCCAAGCGTCCTGTAGCTTCTCGTAATTTTGTAATAGTATTTCTTTTACATGCGAAACAATTAAAGTCTTTTGTTTTTTTTGCTCGTTCATATGCAGAACAAAATCTGCAATCACGTGAGACTTACCAGAGCCCGTTGGCATAACGACCAAAGGATTGCCCACCTCAACGGCTACGTAATTCTCTAACGCGTCTAAGGCTTCTTGCTGGTAATCTCTAAGCGGCATTCGGCGGTATATTTATATCGTATGGAAGTTGCTCTTCATCGAACCAACCGCTTGGGTAATTAATCATTTGCCTTGCCCCCTGTATTTTTTACGCGTCTTGCGTTTGTTGGTTCCAGCGCCACTGCTCAGCCTTGAATCGCCGATAGATGTTTTCTTTTTCACGCTGTTAATTTGTTCTTTAGCCCAAGTTTTAGCCATTTTTTTTCTCCTCTAATTGTTTGTAAAATTCTCCTACTGCCATTATCTCCTGCCAAGTGCCATCGTTTTTAATACAGTTGGCTCTAGAACAAATAATTATCACGTTGCCCTTGACGTATCCTTTGTTGTTATCAATACGATCAAGAGAGGGAGAGTTATATAGATCTGCTCTGCCTGTAATTAATTCTATTTTTAATATGGGGCACTTTAAGTCTTGCGGCCACGCATCCCATATATCTTGAGCGTCTAAATTGAATTCAATATTCTTTATTAACGCTCTTCTCCTTGCGCCAGATAACATCCGATGAGCCCAGTACAAAGGATTGTTACGTTTATTTTCGTTGTAACAATCCTTGCACTCTCGCCTAAAAGGTGGGGCGTTCTTTAACTTTCTTTTAGGAAAGTTTTCAAACGACAACTCCTTTGACTCTTTGCAAATGCTGCATTTTCTGTAGGCTAATTCACCCACTCACAGCCATAAACAACATAAAAAAAGACACTAATAACACAGCAAAAATTGCGTAGTCTCTTTTTGTATAGTTAACAGATAGTTTCACGTTTGGCATTTCAATCTCTGAAACTAACTCAGCTTTTGCGGCTTTAATTTTTTTGGCTTTAACCTTCACGGCTTTGGTTTTCTTTATTTCTTTTGGCATATTATCCTTCCTGCTTTATAGCTTTTAAGTATAGTTCCTGCCAGAACTTTACTTGTTCTTTTAAATAGTTGTTCTGTTCAATAATATCTTGGACACTTTCATTATCTCGCTCACCTTTAATTCCCACATAAAAAGATACGGGGTGGTTATCAATAAACGTTCTCAATTCTTCTTTTAAAAGATTTGGTATGTCTGCCATATTCATATCGATTGGATCAACATAAAATAGAGCCTTGACAATATATTTGTCTTTGCTCATTACATATTTTCCCAATAGTTAACTACTGCATACAAAATAAGAGCAGCAATTAACCAGATTAGAAAACCTATTCCGAATATATACCCGATTACTTCAATCATTTAGATGCTTCCTTATAAGCGTGTTCAAATAACGCAGGGTGATGGCTGTAAATGTATTCAATAAAACGATTGATCTTTGCTAAAGACTGCATGTCTTGTTGAACGTCTAGTAAATTTGAGGGAGCTGTTAAACCCCCAATTAGTTCTTTTACTTCTGTTGTCATAATCTTCTCCTGATTAATATTTATTAATAGTACGAAATTTCTATTGCTTTGTAAACAACTTTCGATATACTAAGCGTATATTAATTTTGGAGAAAAATATGATAGACGAGAAAACCAACATGTACATTGACGACACCAGGGATTATTTACTGGAGTCCGTCGCACATTTATTGAGACTGTATCTTAGATCCACTAGTTTGCAGTTGGATAACCCTAAGATTATTTCAACGCAAATGGAGTTAGACAAAGACAAGGTTGTTGCTTTGCTTGAAAACATTACCAAGATCGAGCAATCAAGACTCGGCACTCACTAAATGGTTACCAAAAGATTAAATCTTAAAACAGTAGCGGAAGCTAGGGCTTACATTAATCAGTCCAAGACATTGGTTAACCCAAGCAACACCACGATCAAGGAGAAGAAGTTCGTTATCGTTGTTCAAGACAGAGAGCAAGAACAACTTTTAAAACAGGCCTTAGTTGGCATGAAGAACATTAAGTGGATAGATATATTATTTCAAGAAACAAAGGAGAAGACATGAG